TCTGGCATTAGCTAGGCTCAACAGGCCAATTTACATTTGTGGGAAACCCAGATTGAGCGGGGACATCGCGCAACGCCTGACGATAAGTGCGCCATGCGTCTGTAATGCGGTCAGCCAAGGCCATGTGGTCTGATCCCGATAGTAGTGCGTCACGCTGCGCCCGTACTTGCGTTGCAGTTGCAGTCAAAGCACTTTCTTGGAAGTCAGGCCAATTTGACATGTTCTCTGCATCATCAAAAACTGCGCCATCGCCTGTTTGTTTATTGTACCAGATTTTAGACATGATAAACCCTCAAATTTCCCGCTGCACCATTCCCACCAACGGAAGCCCCCCCAGAAGAATAGGCGTTTCGACTGCCGCCACCGCCGCCCGGATAAGAACCATTGGTAAAGCCACTACCGCCGTTTGGCCCTGCTTGGCCTGTGCCGCCTGTTCCTGCGTATGTAGAGGTAGCTCCTGCGCCACCAGAAGTTGTTTGATAACTTGTCCCTTTACCTGCGCCGCCACCAAAAACTGAATGTGCCAATCCCCCACCAGAAGAACCAGAGGGGCTGTCGCTAAAAAAAGCCGTGGAATCTGTCATGGTAACACCGCCTTCAGTAACACCCGCTTTTATTGTTATTACCACTGGGTCAGGTACAGTTTGTTGAAAGTTTGTTGTTGTCCCGCTTGTTCCTATCGTTTGTGCTTTTCTATCGCTTGTAACTGTAGTGCTAAAAACACGCCCATCAGACAGCGTAACTTTTGTTTCTGTAGGGTTACTGGCACTCGACGCCGTTGTTCCTGCCGCACCAGCACCAATAACATACGTTGCTCCGTTTAAAATAGCGGCTGTCGCGTGAATTAAAACCGCTCCACCTCCACTGCCACCAGAATTGTAAAATTCACCACTAGCACCATTACCACCGCCGCCGCCGCCCAAAAGGTAGAACCATACAAATGCACTGTCAGCTAAACTGCCTTTGCTCCATGTGCCAGAAGCTGTGTATGTGTTAGTTGGACTAGCCCAATTCGGAACAGATGGCAAAGTAGGATCAGAACTAGGCACTTCAGCCCAAGATAGGTCGTTAGCACCTGCGGTTAAAACATAGCCTGACGTACCTTTAGCCAACGCTGCGGCCACACCTGATGAGTTGCCTACTTGTATAGCGCCCCTAGCCAACGCGCCCGTTACACTGCCAGCAACAGAAAGATTTGTACTACCGTCCGATACCGTAGCCACCGTAGCGTTAGCACCGTTTTTAATTACAACGTCTGTGCTGCTACCATCGCCCTTTAGGATAAGGCCGTCAGCCGTGGTGTTGGTAATCGAACCCGTCGAAAACCCTGCTAAATCTCTGGCTTTGGTCATGCCTTATCCTCCTTTATTTTTATCTATGAAGTCAGGATCATCAGGCCAAATAACATTTGAAGGAAATCCAGACTGAGCGGGTATGTCCCTAAGTGCCTGTCTGTACGTGCGCCACGCATCAGGCACATAGTCAGGCCAAACCTTACTGTCCGATAATTTAAGGCGTAAATTTCTATTCTCTCTAACTATATCGGACGCAGTTTTGACAGACATCATATACTCCCTACGTTAAGGTAAATTGAAGATGAAGACAACGCGATGCCTATAGACCCAGCCTCATCTATTCCAGCAACGCTAAGTGATGCTGAACTAGGAGTTATTGCATACGACTTTCCTGCGGTCAGTCCACTTACAGATGTATTAATACCACCAACAACCGTAGCCTTGCCTGTTGCCCCATCTGAAATGTTTTCCGCTGCAATACCTACAAAATCTGGGGCAGTTACGTTATAAACGCGAACATTAGTTGCATCAGCATTTATCAAACTACCCGTATCAGGGTCATAAACGGCGGCGGGGTAGTAAGAACTTGCCCCTGTACCCCATTGAACCTTTGTTGTTAAGGGTGCGAACGTAATCTCTGTGGCAGTTACTGATACTTCTAGAAGAGTATTATAAGTTCCCGCAGTTTCATAATACTGTATGTATCTTTTATCACCAGCAACGATTAAATAGCCTTTACCTGACGCTGAACTAATAGTTTCATCATACCGAATCCCATTAGTAATTGTAATATCTGTGCCACTAACTGTTAAAATGTAATAGTACCAATAAGAACCAGCATAGGAGCTAATAAGAACTGTTTTGTTAAGAGAAGGAATATAAGTTAGCTGGGGAAATCTAGTGCCATTAGTAAGACTATTGCCATTGACTTCTGTTCCACCACTAACGCTTGTTCCGCTGATCGTTAGAACTTTTACCGTAGGAACACCTGCGCCAGAAATTATATAAGTAAGAATAAATTTATTTGCGGTAGAATCAAAACTCAAATCAGTACCGCCATATGTAGAATTACTTACAGATACTTGTGTTTGTGTCCCAAGAGAAATAGTTGTGCCGCTGACAGTTCCAACTCTGCCATAAATTGCGCCCCCATCATAAACGAAAAGAACTTTTTGTGCATTACTGTCGTATTCAACTTTAACAGTATTTGTTCCAGATGATCTTAGTGTTACAGGAGTACCAAACGAAAGGCTTGTACCACTAACTGTTACAACCACCGCCATTGCGTAATTATTGCCGTCATTTTGATTATAGGTAACTACAGTCTTTCCAGAATTAACATCATAAGCGGCGTCCATATCTAACGCTGTGGCGCTAGTAGTAGCGGCAGTTCCAAATGAAATTTGCCCGTTTGAAACAGTTCCAACTCTGCCATAAAGATAGTTGCTAGTGCCTTTAAAAAACAATAACACTTTGTCATTAGCAGTATCATAAACTAAAGCAGCACTATCTGCCGCCCCACTTCCCTGTGCCACAGCAGCTTGCAACTCTGCTTCTACTACAGAAATTGTTCCGCTAGAGGTCAACCCCACTAAATTACCCGCCGTAATAGCACCTGTAGCCGTGAACTCTTGCTCACCACCACCTGATGCAGCCACAAATGATAAATCAGTTCCATCAGATGTTAGGACTGTTCCCGCTGCGCCTTTTGCTAAGGCAGATGACACACCAGAGCTATTACCAACATCAATGGAGCCGCGCGTCAAGGCGCGTGTAACGGTGCCTGTGGCGGTTACATTCCCCGTAGCAGTCAGGTTACGGATCGCAGTAACGTCCTTATTACCGTCAGCAGTAAGAACTTTATTGGCTTCTGTAGTGCCGTTGGCTGAAGCCTTATCCGTCAGGTTGAGGTCCGCGATAGACGCATCAATACCTGAGATAATTCCAGAGCCTTTACTGCCGATATATCCTGCCATCTTATAATCTCCTAAGTAGGCTTAGTGGGCCATGTGACGCTGTTTGGAAACCCAGACTGTGCTGGTACATCACGCAACCCTTGTCTGTACGTTGTCCACGCGCTTGCCATTGTTACGTCAGAATTAGCCATCCAATCACATTCCGCTAGTCTCTTGTCGCGGTCTTCGCGCACAGACGCCGCCGCGCGAGTATCTGCCCCCGCAGCCCATGCCGCCTCTTCTGCATCACGGGCAGTTTCTTCATCAGTAGTAAACTGCACCATGTTGCCATTGACGTTGTGGTATCGTGGCATTTTATTCTCCTATGAGTTTACTATTCCGAACATACTAATTTCTCCTGAAAGTATATTTCCGCTGCCAAATTTAAATTGAATTGCATTTACCTCAGTTGTAAATAGATAGGCTGAACCACGATAATCACCATCAGCGCCTCTGTATAGGTAGCCGCCTAAGCTCCAAACAACTGTTGCCGCATATGCAGTCGTATATGTACTAGCATGAGGTTTAAATAATCTAAGTTCTCCTACAATGCCATATTCGTTTGTATCATCTCCTGCACCGCTTTGGTGGTTAATATTAAAACCTGTTGTATCTGCTATGCCATTAAAGTGATAATTACCGTTAGTTACATCATAACTGCTACCACCATTTGTACTTGCATGACCAAACAATTTTTGGTTATCTGAAACAGGTCTTACATAATTAAGGCGAAATACATAATCATCATACTTACTTGAGTCAAAACCTGTAAAACTAGCAGCAGCAACATTTGACATTTCACCAGTAGAAGATATGAACTCCGTTCCACCACCAATCTTAGTACCCATATAGGTAGCAAGCCTAGACATTGTAGCTTTACGATTGGTCCCACCCGCACCGTCATCCACAACCATTAGATCAGCATCGACCAACGCTGCGCCTATATCTGTGCCACCGTCAATATCCAGATCAGCAATGTTTATACTACCGTCAGGAAACGTAGGAGTACCCGCAAACGTCACGCCCGTTGTACCTGTTGGTATCGACATTACTGTAGCGTCTGCATCGTTCTTAATAGTTACGTCTGATGTAGAACCCTGACCCGTAAGCACCAAACCATCAGCCGCAGCATAGCCCATAGCAGCGGCATCACCCGCAGAAGTATCGCCCGTGGGCAAAAATGTTCCGCCGCTTGCAGTAACGTCACCCGTAAATGTCCGTGATGATACTTCAAATGTGCTATAAGAAATAATCTCTAACGTGTCGTTAGCAACCGCAGCAACCGCCAGCACAACGTCTGAGCTATTGGTCGCGGTAAAATCGGCAGGTGCAAGTTTTACACCGTTCATATAAACATCTACAAATCCGGGTGTATATCCACTTGTGGGAAAGCTGGTTTGCCCAGCCGTTGCCGTAAATGAATCACGCTTTTGTGTAGCCTGCGGGACTGCGCCCGTGCCGATATATCCAGCCATTAGGTGATCTCCAAGACCGATAGTACAGTATCTACGCTGCTTGCCGTGTCTGATATTACCTTAACAACATCAGCAGCTTCTAAGATAATTTTCCCATCCAGCACAGACAGCGCCCCTTGTGCGGGTATCGGTGCGTTTTTAACAATGTAATAATCTGTGCCGCTTCTGGTAATATAGGCACTGACCTTAATTTGGCTTGTGAGAATGTTAGCGAGGTTAATACCCACCGCAACCGTCTGTGTGCTTGACGGCACTGTGCGTACAGTAGCCGCAGAGGTTCCCGTTGCACTCGCCAAATAACTCTTGAATGTATTAGCCATCGTTTATCCTAACGCTATGCTTAATGCCAAAACGTCACCAATTGAAGGCGCTGCCGCCCCCGCTACAAACAAACTTGGGACGCTCAAGTCTGTAAAGGCGTCAGTCATGGCTGCGCCAGAACCCGCTCCATCAGAAAAAACAGCTTTAACTTGACTGTTTGGTATTGTGATTGTGTTGCCAGTGCCTTGCTTAATAATAATGTTGTACGGGCCTGAAGAACCACTATCGGTAGTAGCGTTCTCTATAAACCACATTTTATTGACAGTGTTTGGGCCAATAGTAATTGTGCAATCTGAATCCAAAGCGCCTGTGTATTTTAGATACAAAGATCGTCCGGGGTCTGTTGCTCCATCTGCAATAGTAGTTGCATGAGTGTTTGCATTTGTTGTTATGGCCTCTGTGCCGTAACTAAATGCTTCAGCAATTAGCTCTAAGTTAGTGTTGGTTGTCGTACCCCAAGAGCCTGATTGTTCACCAGTTCCTATCTCTTCTAATCTTAGATCGTTTGTGTAAACACTAGCCATGTAAGTTTCCTAAACACTGTAAGCTGACATATTTATATCGCGCATATCATTAAGACGCAATCTTTTTCCAATTTGGCGAAGAACTAGGAGATATTTGTGTCCAATCTCCCGGCGGGGCTGGGGTTATTGGGGTCCAGTTTGCATTATGTATAGGCGTTATATTATTCCAAACAAACGCTGTTCCCAACTCCATAGTGGCAGAAACACCTTCTGGATATACATACTGGCCTATTCCTATTGAAACAGGGAACGGATCACGCCCTGTGGCTGAAACTCCTGTAACCGCATAACCAAATGCTACAGTAACAGACCCAACGCTTCCTGTAGCTGACACGCCTGTAACGGATACGTCGATAGGTATGTTGACAGTTACGTCCCCAACTGAGCCTGTTCCTGCAACGCCTGTAGCAGATATATTCGCATCTACTTTGGTTGTTACGCTTCCAACACCAGACGAACCACTAACACCTGTCGCAGCAACAGAGGCACCGAATTTTATTGTTACAGCCCCTGAAGAGCCTGTAGCTGATACACCTGTCGCGGAAGCCTGACCATCAGCTTCAACGCTGACAGAACCCA